AGAAAGATGATGCACCAAATGAGGCATGTGGATTGATAGCCATGTTTAACGACAAGATGGTTTATTACCCAAGAGAGAACATATGCGCTTTTCCTGAGGAAGCTTTTGGTCTAGATGGGTATGCAGAAATAGAGGACAAGGTGGACGAACTTGGTGGCGAAATTACGGCCTTAGTACATAGCCATCCCGGACTAGGTATTGAATTTTCTTCTCTGGATTTAAAAGCTTGTCGAATTAGCGACCTTGAATGGGTGGTCGTAGATCCTGTATCGGAAGAGTGGGGATACTGTAAACCTAGTGAAGTTTCTTTTAAACTAGAAAAGGCTCTAGAACGCGAGGCGTTGCAATGAAAATAGTTAAGGTCTATGGAGCATTAAGGAAAAGGCTTGGAGGTCAAAAGCGTTTTGAGTTGGATGTAAGTACTCCGGCCGAAGCTATAAAAGCATTGGTTGCCAATTTTCCGGGTTTAGACGACTGGTTAATTAATAGTGAAAATGAGGGCCTTTTTTATAGAGCAAAAGTAGGTGTTGAGTGTTATGCGGAAGAAGATTTAGCGACGCTCTATTTACCTTGGAGTGAAAAAGAGGTTTTTGTAATTGAGCCAATTTATCTGGGCGCCTTTTTTAAGCAGATTTCCAGAGCTATTTCTGGTGCTGGAAAAGCTGTGGGTCGTGCTATATCTGGCGCGGCAAAGGCTGTTGGTCGAGCAGTTAGTAGTGTCTTTAAATCGTCGGCAGGAAAAATAATTACTGGCGTTGCTATAGCCGCTCTGGCCATTGTGGCAGCCCCAGCATCAGCAACTTTCTTTGGTGGGTTAGTAAAGGGTGGAGGAGGAATTTTTGGGATGCAAATTGGAGGTTTGGCGGCAACCGCAATGGTGGGGCTAGGAACATCAGTTGCATTGTCTGGGGTCTCACAGGCTATAAGTCCAACTCCATCAATGCCAGGGGCTTTAGGCGATTATGGTTCCGGTGGAGGAGGGGCCTCTGGTGGAAATTATGATCCGGTTTCAGGCCAAGGGGCAACAAGATTGGAATCCTTTTCAATTAGTGGAATTACTAATGTTTCGCGTCAAGGTCTGCCATGTGGAATCGTTTACGGAAGGTGCTTTGTAGGCTCGGCGATTTTGAGCCAGGGTTTTGATGTTGACCAAAAATGAGGTGATCAGACATGCCAACAGAAGCCAATGACACCCTTTCATCTGTTCAATATGCCTCGATTCTTGAATATCTAAGTGAAGGCGAATGTGAAGGTATTGAAGGGGGTTTAAAAGGTGTCTATCTAAATAAGGTTCCTGTTGAGAATTCCGACGGATCGAAAAATTTTCATGGTTTAGATTTTGATTCAAGGACTGGGAGTCAGAGCCAAACCTATATCCCTACTTTAAAAGGCACTGAATCAGAAACAAGTGCCAATATAGAAATCACTAAAGCAGCTTCGCCTGGTGATTATATTTTTAGCGTTACTAATTCTGAGGTCGATAGAGTAAGAATTACTCTTGCAATTCCTGCCTTATTACAACAGGAAGAAGATGGAGACATTACAGGTCATAGCGTAACAATAGACATTCACGTTCAATATCAAGGGGGATCATATGCGCAGGTAAAATCAGATACGATAAAAGGAAAAAGTAGTGATACTTACCAGCGTGATTATTTAATTAGTTTATCTGGTAATTTTCCAGTCAATATAAAAGTTAGAAGAGACAGCGGGGATGATGCTTCGACAGGATGGCCAAAGGCACAGAGTAGAACTTTCGTTTCTAGTTATACAACGATTATTGATGAAAAATTTCGTTACCCAAATAGCGCATTAAGTTATCTGCGTTTTGATGCAACAGAATTCAGCGCCGTTCCTGAGAGGCGGTTTTTATTTAAGGGCATAAAAGTTAAAATACCAAGCAACGCAACCGTTGATACAACAACCCATGTTGGCAGGATAACTTATAGTGGAGTATGGGACGGCACATTTAAAACTAATAAAGAATGGACTAATGACCCTGCCTGGTGCTTCTATGATCTCCTTATTTCGAGCAGGTACGGGGCGAATATAAGTGAGGCAACCCTAGACAAGTGGGATTTTTACAATATTTCTCAGTATTGTTCAGAACTTGTTTCAAATGGCAAAGGAGGTCAAGAGCCTAGGTTTAGTCTAAATATTCATTTAGTAGACCGTAATTCTGTTTTTGAAGTTATCAAGGCATTAACTTCTATCTTTAGGGGTATTAGTTATTACAGTGCAGGATCATTAGTACTGTTACAAGACAAACCAGCAACAAGTCAATTTTTGCTAGGTCCAAGTAATGTTATTGGAGGCACTTTTCAGTATGAAGGAACTTCGGTAAAAGCTAGGCATACAACCGCTACAGTTGCTTGGTCTGATTATGATGATTTAGGTGAAATTCATTTTGAGCTAGTAGAGGACAGAGATGGAATTACAAACTATGGAATTATTAATAAGGATATAAAAGCTTTAGGTACTTACTCTCAAGGGCAGGCCCATAGAGTTGGCAAATGGCTTTTACTAAGTGAGCAAGAATTAACCGAAACTTGCAATTTTACGGTTTCAATTGACGCTGCAATTCTTTTAAGACCCGGCACAATTATTGATATTGCAGACCCGTTGAAAAGTAATACAAGAAGAACAGGCAGGATCTCTTCTGCTACTACAACTGAGGTAACGTTAGATAGCCCTGCAGACTTATCTGTTGATCTAAGTAAAAATCCTGAACTGTCAATAGTAATGCCAACGGGATTAGTAGAAACTCGTGATATTGACCCATCGACAAACATTGGAACTGGCGTAATTAAAGTCACTTCTGCCTTCAGTGAGGCTCCAAAGAATGCTGGGATCTGGTCAATTAATACCTCTGATATGCAAACTCAACAATTTAGGATTTTAGGGGTTAAAGAAACACCAGAGGATGGCGTAATCGGTATTTCTTGTTTGAAATATAATAGTTCAATCTATGATGCGATTGAAAAAAATGTTTCTCTAACTCAAAGAACAATAAGTAAATTAGCTGATCCTCCTGATCCAGTTAGCAATATTAGTAATACAGAATTTCTTTACCAATCGGGTCAGAATGTTTTAGTTGGTTCAAGTGTTAGTTGGTCGCATACTTTAAAGCGTGTTCATGAATTTAGGGGCCGCTATAAAATAGACAATGACAATTGGACCTCTTTCACGGTTAACAGTCCCTCTATTACTCTTCGATCACTAAGGGCAGGAAAGTTATACATTGAACTTCAGGCTTTTAATTATGTAAATAAAGGTAGTACTACGGCTGTTGCTGACTTTACTCTTGCTGGTAAAACTGCGGTGCCAGGTGATGTACAAAATTTAACTTATGAGGTCATATCTACAAATTCAGCTCGTTTACGTTGGACCCAAACTACAGACCTAGATGTGAAAGTGGGGGGTAAAGTTCATATACGATTTAGTGGAAAAACAGACGGAACTGGAACTTGGAATAACTCAGTTGATCTTATTAATGCAATCGCTGGTAGTGCAACAGATTGCATTGTTCCGATACCAGGAGAAGGCGAGATCATTGTTAAATTTCAGGATGACACAAATAATTTTTCTGCAGGTGAGGCAAGTGTAATTGTTACTTTGCCTGCTGCAATTAATTTATTAGGAATACAAACTAGAAGAGAAGATCAAGATTCTCCACCGTTTCAAGGCACTAAAACAGATTGTTTTTATTCCGATGTCTACGACGCATTAGCTATTGATGGCACAGCTCTGTTTGATGCACAAGCAGATGTAGACCTAATTCCTAACTTTGATTTTCTAGGTGATATTAAATCTTCTGCGACTTATGAGTTTGCAAACACCCTTGACTTGGAAAGCGGAGGTTTTGCATTAGACCTAAAACGCTATTTTGTCACCCGTGCTTTTCTACCTGGGGATCTGATCGACGGAAGGACGACTTTAATTGATACATGGAATGACTTTGATGGAGGCGTTATTAATAATGTTGATGCGAAATTATATGAGAGACATACTTTAAATGACCCGGCTTCTGGTTCAGCAACTTGGACTTCTTGGGCCGAATTTGTCTCTGGAACTTTTAAAGGTCGAGGATTTCAGTTCAAAGCAATTTTGACGAGTACAGATGTCGATCAAAATATTTTGATAGACGAGTTGGGATACACAGCAGAACTGCAACAGAGAACAGAACAATCCACAGGAACCGTCGCAAGTGGGGCTGGCGCAAAAACAGTCTCCTTTGATAAGCCTTTCTTCATAGGGACTTCTTCCTTAGGTGGGGCATCTCAATATCTCCCCTCGGTTGGCATCAATGCTATGAACATGGCAAGCGGAGACTATTTTGTTTTGGGTACGCCTACCGCTAGTAATTTTCAAGTGACGTTTAAGAACAGCTCTGGTTCGAATGTTGATCGCAATTTCACATGGTCAGCGATTGGTTGGGGCAAAGGTGTCTAACATGAAGCGGACACCATAAAATCCTTGCAGTAATAAGAAATTATGGCAACTCATGATTATGTAATCGCAAACGGAACAGGGTCGGCCGTCCGTAGCGACCTTAACAACGCATTATCGGCAATAGTCAGCAATAACAGCGCTTCAACTGAGCCATCAACCAAATATGCCTTCCAATTCTGGGCAGACACTAATACCGGGCTACTCAAGCAGAGGAATGCGGCCAATAATGCTTGGATTGAGATTGGGACTCTGGCCTCAGCAAATTTAGGATTGGCCAAGAGCGCATCTCCTACCTTTACAGGAGACGTTTTTTATGACAACGCCACTAATGCAGGCAAAGATATTCTCTGGGATGAATCAGACAACTCGCTTGAATGCTCAGACGACGTAAAAATTACGTTTGGCACGGGTGGAGATTTCTCGATATATCACAACGGTTCACATTCCAGGCTTGAGGATTCGGGCACTGGGAAGATTCAAATAGGTTCTGATACTGGGGTAGAGATTCTTACTACGAATTTTGCAACTCAGATTGCGTTATTTGATACGACTCAAATTTTATTAAAAGAGCCTGTGACCCTGACAGGATCCAGCGGCTCTAACGTTACAGCGTTAACAAGTGCCTCTTCGGTCACGATTGATTTCAGCTTAAGC